GTGCAAAAGGGTATGTTCTGGCTAAGTCTTCAGAAATTTTCATTAGATGATTGTATGGCCGCTTTTGTATTACATTGCGAAAGTAAAGATGGCGAGTGGAAACCGCAAGTCTGCCATATAACTAAGTCATTAAAAAACACTGAAGTTTCTATTCGGGCTACTTTTAATGATTTTTTTAAACACAGAGAAATTAAAGATGAAAGAGCAATAAAAATATACAGACAAATGGGTGGTAGAGAAATGCACAAACTGCCAGAAAGTGTAACTAAAAAAAAAGAAGATTTATTTGTAGAGTTGTATATGGCCGAAGAATCACAGGAAACTTTTGCTGAACTTCCAAATAAATTAAAAACTAAATTAATAGGAGTCAAGAAGTGATTAGATTAGGAGATGTTGAGCTTGAAAAGGCTCTTATAAATTGGAGAGAAAAAGCGGGGGAGTTAGCGGATGCTGAGTCTAGCTATCAATATTATGAATCAATGATGAAACTTACTAAAGCTACTGTATTTTTAGAAACCAAAGATAAAGGTTTAACTGTTAAAGATAGAGAAGCTATGGCAGAAGTGCATAAAGATGTAGTTAAATATATTGATTTAATTAGAGTTGAGAAAAGAAAGTATCTTAAATTAAGACACGAAATAGACACCATACGAGAGTCTTGTAACTTGTTTAGAACTAAGTCAGCTAACATTAGAGGTGAAATGAAACTAACTGGAGAATTAGGATGAAACATAACAACGATTTTAGATATGATTTAAAAGTTGGCCAAAAGGGAGAAAGTTTGGTCGCTGATATGCTTGAGGGAGATAAGATAGAGGTTAAAAGTGAGCAAACAAAAACTGAAAAGAACTGGACAGTTAGTGGAAACTGTTATGTGGAGTACCAAAGTAGAAATAAGGAAAGTGGATTAGCTCATACTGAGTCAAAATATTGGGCAATAAATTTTATGGAAGATGAAGAACATTGTTTTACAATTATTATGCCTACTAAAAGAATTAAAAACATAGCAAGAAAATATTACAAAGAAAGGGGTGATGTAAAAGGTGGCGATAGTGATAGCTCAAGAGGGGTATTAGTACCTATTAGCGCATTAATTAAATCTTCTGCCCCGGCTTTAGATGATAAAAATTTACCGCCATCACAAGAAGATATTATTGCTTGGGCCTTATCTCAGGATAATTTTTAAATGCCAAAAAAACCTAACAAAGAAAGAAAAAAGCAATATGAGATAGCAGCACAGTATGGGTGTGTTGTTTGTAAAGTTTTGTATGGAGTAAAAACTGAAGCTGAAATACATCACTTAACTGGAGCTGGAATGTCACTTAGAAATGAAGATGATTTTATACCGCTTTGTGTAAATCATCATCGTGGCCCACAAGGTGTACATCATAATACAAAAATTTTTGAACAAAAATACGGAAGCCAAGAAAAACTAATGGAGATATTTAGAAATGACACAAAGAATGACTAAACATAATAAAGACTTGATAATTAAAACACATAAATTTTTAAAAAATAATGGAGTTTTATCTTATAAATTAACAGAACACTGCCCTATGATTGATTTGATATGCAAATACAAGGACAAAGTAGTTATGTTTAAAATAGTTACAGATAAAAAAGAACAAGTAACTCTTGAGATGAATGATTTAACAAAATTATTTATGCACAGCTACTTTATTATTAGAAATCAGGTTGAAGCATTAAACAAATTTAAATCAAGAGAGAAAAAAGAACAGAAAAAAAATGTAAATAATTTATTAAGCAATCATTTTGAAAAACATAAACTTGATGAGAGTTTTTATAATTTTATTCATTCAAAACCGAGAGAAAAATAATGATAGTTATAGAGAACGGCATACCTATTGGTAAAAAAGGAAAATATACAGAGTATTATTGTGCTTTGGAAGAAATGAAATCTGGACAATCATTTACAGTTGATAGTATGCTTGTAGTAGATGCTATTAGGGGTTATGCCTGGAAAAATAAAATAAAAATGTGTTTTAAAACTATTAAAAATGTTGGGAAACCTAAATTTTACAGGATATGGAAACTATGAACTTAGATAAAATAGAAACTTCATTGATTAAAAAATATGTAAAAGAGTTATCAAACAATGATTTATTTGTTTTGTTTCTGCATTATCAAAGAATAATTGATGATAAAGATTTAAATACCTTGAATGATAGTGTTTGGTTTTTTGTGCTTAAAGATGAAAAGCACAGGAGAAAATCAGATTAAAGCGGAATTGTTATCTAAACTTTTACCAAAATCACTTGATATGTCTAGTGTAAGCAGTGGTAAATCCCATGATGCGATTACACCACAAGATATATCGGTCATATTGTCGTATTCAAACCTTACTCAAAATCAAACTGACTTTCTTTTAATGAAATATCTTAGCGATTATTCAGCTATGAATAGATTATTTAGCCATTTTTATGAAAAAGCAGAAGAAATATTTGAAGATATTAAATTTAAACACCCCAAAAAGACTTTAGAGAAGATAGTAAACTGCGCCATATTAGAATGTGTAATGACAAGTTGTCCTGTTTGTAATGGAGTGGGTTATACTACTTTCAATAAAACCATTGAGAAATGTAGGCATTGTAACGAGGGTGTATTTATCTATGATGACTTTACCAGGTGTCAGATAATGACTATAAAGAAAGTTACTTATGGAAAGATAAGGCGAGGGTATAAAGAAATTATGGAAATGTTTTATGATTTAGAACAAGAATCTTTAGCCAAGATAGGCGACACATGAAAAAGAATTACTATTGTTATAGAGCCACAGTTGTTTTTAGTGGGTGTACTCAAGCAACAGATGAAAAAGATGCGATAAGAAAAGTGATTGCTGACTCAGAAAGATTACCTGAAACAGTTTCTTTTAAAGAATCAGAAGTTAAAGTTAGAAAACTCCAAAAAAAGCCTGAAAAGGGTTTATATCACGATTCTAAGTACGATTGGTAAGAAATTCGACTCCATACATACCCCTAGAAGCCACGTTTATTAGTCTTAGCATACTTACCTACCACCCCTAATGCTTAACAATATTTTTACTATCTTCTTGCTCGTTAGAATTGATTTGATTATTTTCTTCATCTACATCTGCTAGATTTTGCAGTTTAGGTTGTAAGTTAGGAATTGTTTTAACCAAATCATTTAATTCAGCGATTAATTCATCATCTGATTTCTGATGAGTGTTATCTACATTTAAGTTTATAGTTTGTGATGAGAAATTTCCAAGCTCAAGAAGAAGTTTGGCTGTGTTTAATCTTACTGAATCCTGTTCACTTTTTAATAAGTCTTGTAATACAGATATAGCTAGACCGGATGTTCCAGAAATTCTTTCTTCGTTCTTTTGTCGAATCTCATTTAAATATTTATTTTTTAAGTATGCGCCCATTTGTCTTGGGGATTTATCTTTAGACCAACCCGCTTTTATAGCTGATTTTGTTGCATTTCCTGCCGAATCACCTTCACAAAAGTATTCTATGAATGCTTGTTCTTTTTCTTTATCTATTTTTTTAGGCATTTCTTTTCTCCATCCATTTACCTACCATTTCTCCTATATCTTTTTCAGGCATATAAGAAATTATTAAATCTTGTCTTTCGATTATCCATGATTTATCTAAAACTAATGACCCATCAATATCAGTACTTTCTTTATCTCCTGTAATATGAGATACAACTGTGATTGTTTTATCATTTTCTTCTACAATGAAACCGACTGAACAACACTCGGCTAACTCTGTTTCTAATTCATTAATGTCTGTCCACCCATGGGTAGGGCTTACAGCATCTTTCCAATGTAATAAAACGATTTTAGCTTTCATTTGTATTTAAAAATATATTTACTCCATAAATAACTTCTTGCAATGCTTACCACCATAAATATTAAAGATAGATGAAACATCTCCCATATGTTTATATGTATGTCATATAAAGGAAAAACTAATATTTGAATAATAACTGCAAGTATAAGTCCACTTCCTATATCTAATGTTCTATGTATTAGATGTTTTGTATTGGTCATTTTAGTTTTCTTAAAAACTTTAAATATTCTGCGCCCTCTTCAACTTCCCAAAATATCTTAATAAAGTCTGGGTGTGTGTCAGGTAATCTTGTGTTAAATACTGCTACTGCACAAGGCGACATCATTTTATTGGGTAAATTTAACATCTTGGCAAAGTTGTCATATTTTTTATACGAACCAACCTGAACACAGTGCATTGTTATATCTGAGTTTGCATCTTTAACAGGCATATAACCACTAACGTGAGTATGACCTGCCATAAGAATATGGTCACGAGAATTAAATATTGCGTGTCTAACTATTCCGTGTGCTGTGTTATAAATTGAATTACCTCTAAAGTTATGAGAGCAATTTACTCTTACATTATGTTTAGGTAGTTTAAGTTTAACCCTTATGTTGTGAGGTGCGTATGTAGTCTTTAAAGGTCTTGTAATCCACTTTAAAGGGTCGCCATCTCCACTCCACATATCATGGTTTCCAGCTACAATAAATATCCAATTAGTGTAATTAACTAGCCACTCAGTTAATTGCCATGCTTGTTCTGCTGATGTAGTTTGTTCTGCCCAAAGACCTGCAAGTTTAGTTCTTCTTGCCCAATTATTTTGTAAATCACCTACGTTACAAGCATACATACCATCAGT